CATACAAATACAAGACAAAAACGTTTTAAGCGTTATGGCTAAATTTAAAGAACGTTCAGAAGCAGGAATAAAGAAATACAAGACAACGTTAGAACGAACTGATTTAACAACGTTAGAATGGCTGACACATCTACAGGAAGAAATGATGGATGCTGTTTTATACGTTGAGCGATTGAAACACGAATACAAACAATCTAAATAAATAAAAATGGAAACAAGAAACAACACAGGTGCAATTTTTAAGAACGACAACAAAAAAGCGGAAAACCACCCAGACTACAAAGGTAAAGTAAACGTAAACGGCAAAGATATGGAAGTAGCTTTATGGTTGAAGACTTCAGCAAAAGGAGTTAAGTTTATGTCAGCTTCATTTAGTGAACCATTTGTAAAAGGTGAGCCACAAATTAACGGAACTTTAAAACAACCAAGTTATGTTAATTTAGATGTAAACGACGATTTACCATTTTGATATGTACATACAAGACGAACAATTACGAATTGAAGTAAAAAACATTTTAAGGTTAAAAACACGAAACAGCATAGTTAAAGAAATACAGGACAAAGGAAACAAATTTCACTTTTTCCAGCTTACAAACTTTTTGGAAGGTAAAGACGTTTCACTTTCAACGCTTAAAAAAATAGATTACTTTGTAAACAGATAAAATTTTTAGATTAAAAACGTAGGCGCAGACTTGATTGTTTGCGCTTTTTTTGTTCTACACAACTAATTGTTAATAAATTCGTTTGTTTATTGTTGAAAAATTAATCATACATTTGCTTAATATCTAAACAATATAAATTGGAATGGTTAACTAAAGTTGCAAAGCATCATAACGAATGGGTTAAAATGGTTAATCAATTTGGCGAGTATTTTTTTGCCGAAGACATAGTACAGGAAACGTACATAATGTTAATGAAGTGGAGTAGCGAAGAAAAACTATTCAAAGACGGAAACATAAGTAAAGGTTATATGTGGTTAGCTTTAAAAAATACTTTCCTTCAGCACGTGAACAAAAACAACAAAATTAAATTTATACCTTTAGATGACGTTTACAATTTAGCAGAAGAAAACAACACAGAAGAAAACGAAGCTTACAACGACCTGTTAAATAACGTAGATATTGAATGTGATAGTTGGCACTGGTACGACAAACAATTATTTGAACTGTACAAAAACACGAATAAAAGCTTACGACAAATAAGTGCAGAAACTAACATAAGTGTAACAAGCATATTTAACACGGTTAAGACTTGTAAAAAACGAATTAAAAATAACGTCGGAGAAGACTACCAAGATTTTATAAACCAAGATTACGAACTAATAAAAAAGAAAAAATGAAAAGTACAGGATTAGGCGATACAATCGCAAAGATTACAGAAGCAACAGGAATAGACAAGTTAGTTAAATTTATTGCAGGTGAAGACTGCGGATGTGATGAGAGAAAAGAAAAGTTGAATAAACTATTTCCGTATGCAAAACCTTTGTGTTTAACAGAAGACGAGTTCAACACGTTAGACACTTATTTTAAGCAAAACACGAACACACTTACAAGCGACGAACAAACAAGTCTAATAGCAATTAACAACAGAGTACTAAACCAAAAATTAACATTCAGCACTTGTTCAAGTTGTTTAAGAGATTTAGTAAGTAAGCTGCGAGTAATTTATAACGAATATACTCCAGAACAAACAGAAGATGCAAGTAACGAAGGTTAAAATAAACAGCATAAAGACGAACCCAAAGAACCCACGTTTAATTAAAGACGATAAGTTTAAAAAGTTAGTCAATTCAATTAAGGAGTTTCCGCAAATGTTAGAACTACGACCAATAGTTGTAGATGAAAACAATATTATTTTAGGTGGAAATATGCGACACAAAGCTTGTATTGAAGCAGGGTTAAAAGAAGTTTATATTGTACAAGCAAAAGATTTAACCGAGTTACAAAAAGACGAATTCATAGTCAAAGACAACGTAGGTTTTGGAGAATGGGATTGGAATATTTTAGCGAATGAATGGGACACCGAAAAACTAACGGATTGGGGATTAAGTTTACCTGTTTATTTTAATGATAGCGATGAGTTAGGAACTGACTTTAATTTACCTGAAGGAGACAAAACACCGTTCCAACAAATGACTTTTACTTTAGCAGATGAACAAGCCGAACAAATTAAAAATGCAATAACAGATATTAAACAAACTGAAGAATATAAATATTGTGAAACATTAGGCAACGAAAACACGAATGGAAACGCACTTTATTTAATTATAATGCAATGGGCAGAGCAAAGGAAATAATCGTTAAAGTAATACCAAGTAAAATTGCAAATGATTTTGTAAGGAAAAACCATTATAGCGGTAAGGTAGTTCCAAATAGCAATTTACATTTTGGTTGCTTTTTAGATAATCAGTTGCACGGAGTTATGCAATACGGAAGTCCATTTATGAAAACAAAAGTTTTACCATTAGTAGAAAATACTAATTGGAATGAAATGTTAGAATTAAATAGAATGGCTTTTGATAATTATTTACCAAAATATAGTGAAAGTAGATGCATAGCAATAAGTATTAAATTAATAAAGAAAAACGCACCGCAAATAAAATGGATTTTATCTTTTGCAGACGGTACACAATGTGGGGATGGAACTATTTATAGAGCAAGTGGTTTTGTTTTAACTTCAGTAAAAGAAAATAATAGTATTATAAAACTTTTAAATGGAGATATTGTAGCTTCAATGACTTATACAAAAGGAAAAAATATTTTAAAACAAGGTGGCAGAGCAGGAATACCAAAAGACGCAGAAAAGTTAAATGGTAATATGTTTAGGTATATTTACTTAATAGACAAAACTTGCAAAATAACAGTTCCAATACTACCATTTAGCGAAATAGACAAACAAGGTGCAGGAATGTACAAAGGAAAAAAAATAAGTTTAGAACAAAGAAAATTACAAGCGTCGGAAGCATAAAAGTTAATGCGTTAATCATACCAGATTAAAGAAGGGGTGCGATACCACCCCGACGCTCAAATAAACAGTGAAATAACAGAGAATTATGGCTGATAAATTAGACAACTTAAAACCATTTGAACAAGGCGAAAGCGGAAACCCAAACGGACGTCCGAAAGGAAGTAGAAACCGCAGCACAATAGCACGTCTTTGGTTAGAAACAACACAAAAAGCAAAGAACCCAATAACAGGCGTTGAAGAAATTTTAACACAAGAAGACTTAGGAACTTTGGCAATGGTTAAAAAAATGCGAGACGGAGATGTTTCAGCATACAAAGCACTTATGGATAGTGGCTACGGTGCGCCTGTTCAACAAATAGAACAAACAAATATAGAACAACCTTTATTTCCTGATGTTAATACGGACGACTGCAATTAGTAAGATTGCAAAGTTAGACAAGCGAATAAAAATAATTCAAGGCGGTACTTCAGCGGGTAAAACTTTCGGGGTTATTCCTTTATTAATAGACATAGCGACAAAGCACAAAAACACGGAAATAAGTATTGTAGCTGAAAGTATTCCACACTTACGAAGGGGCGCATTAAAAGACTTCGTTAAAATAATGCGTTGGAGTAACAGGTTCTTTGAAGACAAGTTTAACAAATCTTTATTACGTTACGAATTTTCAAACGGTTCTTATATAGAATTTTTTAGTGCAGACGATAGTTCAAAATTAAGGGGTGCAAGACGTGATATACTTTATATTAACGAATGTAACAACGTAACCTTTGAAGCATACAACGAACTTGCAATACGTACAAAAAAACGAATATACCTTGACTTTAACCCAGCGAATGAATTTTGGGTACACACGGAACTAAAAGACGAACCCGACACAGACTTTTTAATTTTAACGTACAAGGACAACGAAGCACTTGACGAACGAATAGTAACGGAAATTGAAAAGAACCGTTTAAAAGCAACGACAAGCAGTTATTGGGCTAATTGGTGGCGAGTATATGGAGAAGGACTTGTCGGAATGTTAGAAGGAGTTATATTTTCAAACTACAAACTAATTGACACAATACCAACTGAAGCACGTTTACTTGGTTACGGACTTGACTTCGGTTATTCAAACGACCCGACAAGCATAGTAGAAGTTTACAATTACAACGGGCAAAGAATACTAAACGAAATATGTTACCAAACAAGTTTATTAAATAACGACATAGCAAAGAAACTACAGAAACACGTTATAGCATACGCAGATAGTTCAGAGCCGAAAAGCATTGAAGAAATACGCAGAACAGGACAACAAATAAAAGGAGTAACAAAGGGCGCAGATAGTGTTAACTACGGAATACAAATAATGCAATCGCAAAATTATTTAGTTACTTCACAAAGCACAAATCTAATTAAAGAATTAAGGGCGTATTGTTGGGATTCCGACAAGTCTGGTAAAACATTAAACAAACCGCAAGGCAAAAACGACCACGCAATAGACGCTGTACGTTACCACGAAATGGAAACGTTAGGACTAAACAATACACACGGGCAATATTTTATACGATGAGCGATTTAGAAATAATGATGCAAGCGGTACAAATTTACATCTACCAAAAAAAAGGTGTAAAGGTTCGTATTTATTTACGAGATATTAGGGATATTAATATGCTAAAACACGCATACGATTACATACAAAAAAACGAACACAACAAAAACACGAATAATTAATTATTAAGATATGAAGTTAGAAATAAACGTACCAACAACTTTAAACGAAATTCCATTAAAAAGCTACCAAGAATTTTTAAAGGTTCAGGAAGGAAGCAACGACGAAGAATTTATTGCGCAAAAAATGGTTCAAATATTCTGCGGTATAGAATTAAAGGATATTGTAAAAATGAAGTTGACAAGTTTAAACGAATTAATTTTACACTTTAAAAACTTGTTTGAGCAAAAGCCGAAGTTTCAACCAACGTTTAAAATAGGAACACAAGAATTTGGATTTATAACTAACCTTGAAGAAATAAGTTTTGGCGAATATGTAGACTTGGAAAACAACTTGTTAAAGTGGGAAGACTACCACAAAGCAATGGCTGTAATGTACCGACCTATTAAAATGAAGTTCAAAGATAAATATGAGATAGTTGATTATACACCAATGGAAGAAATGCACGAGTTAATGAAGTTTACGCCAGTTGACATAGCAATAAGTTCAAGTGTTTTTTTTTGGAATTTAGGAAGCGAATTATTGACAGCTACGCTTACTTATTTGGAACGGCAGATAAAAACGAACAAGAAGACGGAAACGAGTTTAGCGAACAAGCTCAATTTGGAAAACAATGGGGTTGGTATCAATCAATTTATGCACTCGCTCAAGGAGACGTTACAAGATTTGACACAGTCACCGGATATAGACTTACTCAATGTCTTACCTATCTTACCTTCGAAAAACAAAAGCAAGAAATTGAACAACGCCAACTTAATAAACTAAAACGATGACAGGATATTACAACTTATTAGACAAACTAAAAACACACTTTGACGCAGACGTTATTGTAAACACGGTAACACAAGGAGACATATTTAAAGTTGATTTAAGCAAACAAACTATATTTCCTTTATTACATATAATGGTAAACAACTGCACGTTAGACGAACGCACAACAACTTGGAATATTAGTTTAATAGCAATGGATATTGTAGACTTGTCAAAGAGCGCAACAACCGATATATTTTTAGGTAACGACAACGAAATTGACGTACTGAATACACAACACGCAGTATTAAATAGGGCTTACGAAATAATAAAACACGGAAGTTTAGCATACGATTTATTTATGGTTGAAGGAACTGCAAATTTAGAACCATTTACAGAACGTTTTGAGAATTATATGGCAGGTTGGACTATGACTTTTGACGTAGTAACACCGAACGAAATGACTATTTGTTAAGATGAAACAAAGCGAAGTACAAAAAGAACTTGAAAGATTTCGTGATTACGTTATTAAAGAAGCACGTTCAAATTTAACACGAAGTCAAAAGAACGTTTCTAAGGGACTTTACGAAAGTTTGAAAGGAAATGTTAAGGCAATGCCGAATTCTTTTTATATGAACTTTGAAATGAATGATTACGGCAAGTTTCAAGACAAAGGAGTTAAGGGTAAAGACCCAAGCAAAGTTTCTAAAAACGCAAGAATAAAAGGACAACAAGCGCCAAACAGTCCTTACAAGTTTGGAAGTGGTTCAGCTTCTGGGCAATGGGGAATGTTTGTAAGCAATATTCAAAAATGGGCGCAAAAACGAAACATAAGATTAAGAGACGATAAAGGAAAATATAAGAAGGGCGGTTATAGTACAATAGCGCAAATAATAGCAGGAAACATTTATAATCGTGGAATTAAACCAAGCTTATTTTTTACTACACCATT